GCCAGGATCTCATTTTTGATTTCTTCGTTCATCCTGCATTCCTCCGTTTCGTGTAGTTCCCTTCTTCCTGTACATATATCACTCTGAACGGAGAGAATAGCAAGCGATACACGGAGTATACACGCTAGAGTACGAGCAGCCCGCGCTCATCGTAGACGGAGCTGCCGCCACCGCCGCACCGTATCGCCCGGTCGAGCGCCATGATGGCCGCGATGACACCGTCGATTTTCTCGGTCGACTTCTCCTTGTCCGCCTTGATGTTCCCGGCGGGATCGGTGCGGATGAAGATGTTGTCCATCATCCAGCGCAGGACGGGATGGCCTCCGTGCGCTATTTTCTGCTCGAGCGTGAGCTTCATGAGTTCCTTGGTTGGCGGGCTCATGTCCTTGTAGCCCTGGCCGAACGGCACGACGGTAAAGCCCATATCCTCGAGGTTCTGCGTCATCTGCACCGCTCCCCAGCGGTCAAAGGCGATCTCGCGGATGTTGTACCGCTCGCCGAGCTGACCGATGAATTGCTCGATGAAACCATAATGAACCACGTTCCCATCGGTCGTCCGCAGGAAGCCCTGCCGCTGCCAGACGTCATAGGGAACGTGATCCCTTTTTACGCGCAGATCCACATTTTCCTCGGGAATCCAGAAATACGGCAGCACCTGATATTTGTCCGACTCATCCTCAGGCGGGAACACGAGCACGAACGCCGTGATGTCCGTCGTAGACGATAGGTCAAGACCGCCGTAGCATACACGTCCCGCAAGCGACTGCGCGTCCACGGGAAAAGCGCAGGCATCCCATTTCTCCATCGGCATCCAGCGCACGGACTGCTTCACCCACTGGTCGAGACGGAGCTGACGGAAGGCGTTCTCCTCGCCGGGATTCTGACGCGCCGATTCGCAGGCGGCTCTGACCTTTTCCACCGAGATAGTCTCGCCGAGGCTCGGATTGGCTTTTCTCCATACTTCCTCACTCGTCCAATCCTCATCGCGCCCCGCGCCAAAGATGACAGGATAAAATGTCTTGTCGTGCTTTCGCCCGCGAAGGATGTCCTCCGCTTTCTGGTGTACCTCGTAACAGATGGAGTGCGTGTCCGTTCCGGCCGTCGTGATGAGGAAGTAGAGCGGCTGCGTCCGCGCGTCGCCGGAGCCTTTCGTCATGACGTCGAAGAGCTTCCTGTCGGGCATCGCGTGCAACTCGTCAAAGACCACTCCGTGGACATTGAAGCCGTGCTTCGAGTAGGCCTCGGACGAAAGCACCTGATAGAAGCTGTTCGTCGGCTCGTAAATGATGCGCTTCTGCGAACCGAGGATCTTGACGCGCTTGCTGAGGGCCGGACACATTCGCACCATGTCCGCTGCCACGTCGAACACGATACTCGCCTGCTGGCGGTCGGACGCGCAGCCGTAGACCTCCGCGCGCTGCTCACCGTCCCCGCAGGTGAGGAGGAGCGCCACCGCCGCGGCAAGCTCGGACTTGCCGTTCTTCTTCGGAATCTCGATGTACGCCTGGTTGAACTGCCGCCAGCCGTCCGGCTTCAGTACACCAAACAAGTCGCGGATGATGCGCTCCTGCCAGTCGATGAGCTCGAAGGGCTTTCCTGCCCACGTCCCTTTCGTGTGGTGCAGGCACTCGATGAAAGCGACCGCATAATCCGCCGCTTCTTTGCTGTAATGGGAATCCTCCGCCATAAACCGCGTCGGCTTGTAATTCCTGAGTTTCCGCACGTGTCTCCTCCTTCCTGAACATTTTGCTACGACGGCCGCCGCCCTTTTGGGGCGGCGGCTCGTTTTTGTTTTATGGCTTGCTTAGTGGTTCATCGCCCAGGCGATCGCATGGCCGTCATCCTCGAAGGCCGCCTCGCTGACCGCCGTCAGGCTGATCTCGCCTTCGCAGCTGTGGTCGCTGGTCGTGAATTCGTAGACCGCGCTGTACCACCGGTCGCCTTTGTTGTAAAAGTGTCCCGCGAGGAGCACCCGGTTTCCGAAGGTCAGGAGGCATCTCCATCCTTCCCCGAGGTTTTCCGGCGTCGTGGTCTGCGGCAGGCGGTAGGTTCTTGCTAAGTTTTTCATTTTCGTTTCCTCCGTTTCGTTTTTTCTCCTCCGAAGGTGTTCCCCTTCGTTGTGTATATATATCACTCTAAACGGAGATAATAGCAAGCGGTCTGCGCGATAAATTCTGTGTATACAACCGCTGTTTTTCAGCAGTGTTCCGCCGTGTGTGCCAGGGCCTCCCGGAGGATCTCTTGCTCAAATCCGAATTTCTCATAGGCCCTTTCGAGGAGCGCGGCGTACCATTCTTGCGGCAGGCCGAAACGCCGCTCTTCGTGCATGACGTAGGCCATGCCGCGCGTCCGGCCGCAGTCCCTGCCCGCCGCATTCACCGTGACGGCCTGGATTTGCCGCTTGTAGTAGAAGTCCGGAAAGCCCTCGTAACGGTCGAGGCTCTTCTCGTCCTCCGCCGTGACGCGCCAGAGAAGCACGGGCACGTGCTTTCCCGCCTCCCGTTCGATGGTGGCGTAAGCGCCTGTGCGCGATCCCTTGAAAAGAAGCCTCCAGCCGTCCAGGCGTCCCGCGCCGAGGAACCGCGCTCCCGGGCAGCGCGCCTTCATCTGCGCGAGGTCCATGTTGCTGCCGTAAGCCAAGTAGATTTTCGTTTTCATCTTCTTCGCCGTCCTTTCTGCTTCCGAAGGAACATCCCTTCTACTGCCCCAAGCCCGCCATCGTGGCGGGCGGGGCTTTTCCTTGCGCCGGTCAGGCGGAAGGGGTGCTCCTGCCGAAGCGGAAAGCGGCGTCTCCCGCAAGGTTCCTCGTGAGGATTTCCCTTGCCGTGGCGAATTCTTCCCCGATGAAGCCGAGGCGCATCAGCCAGGTGCGCATCGCAAATTTCGGATTCTCGCGCTGCGGTTCCTTGGGGCTCGCGCTCCTAAGTTCCTTCGCCGCCTGGGAAAGGGCGAGGCAGAGCTGGATGTAGCTCTTGATCTCGCCGCCGTGGATGCCGCCGCGGCGTCCTTCCGAGGGGTTCGCAAATTGGAAAAGGCGGAACTCAATGGTGCCTTTCGTGAAGGCCGCGTGGAGGTTCAGGCAATGGTAGCGGCTTTCATTGTAATGGGCATGCCGTCCGCTGTCCGCGTGGTTGCCCTCGTACCAGATGTCCTCGAGCCGACGCATGGTCCGCGGCTTTTCGCGGTTCAGGCGGCGGAGGAAGTCCCGGTTCACCGTCCGGCAGTAGCGGCCGATGCGGCTCCTGTCTACCCGCATCGCGGCAATCAGGAGGCTTTCGTGGCCCGCCATGAGGTTCGCGAGGTTGCGGATGGTCTGCGGCGTGTGTCCGTCCTTGCCGATGTGGATGTGGATGCCGCAGGTGTGCGCGGGGTTGCTTTTCGCCCCGGCGCGGCGGAGCTTCCGCAGGAGCTCCTGGAGCTTCGGGATGTCCTCGTAGCGGAGGATGGGCGTCACGAGCTCCGTCTGCTGGCTGCTGTCGGCGTTGATGCTGACGTCCCGCTGGAATTTCCATTCGCGGCCCTCCCCGTCCCAGGCGCTCCAGGCGCAGTAGCCGTTGCGGGCGGCGGTGTTCCCTGAGCGTCCCGTGCCGAAGAATCCGGCGGCAATCTTCGCCGCCTTCTCCCGGGTGATGCCGTACATCTCGACCTCCACTCCGATGGTCTGCTTCTTCATTTCCTCGATGCGTCTTGCCGTTGCTGCGTTCATTTTGCTTTCTCCTTTCGGTCTGCGGTGTGTTCCTTTCGCTAGTGTATATATCACTCTGACGGGAACGATTATCAAGTACATTCTCGTGTATACTTGACCGCAGCCGATGGGGAAAGCGGCTATTCTTCTTTCAAAATCTCGAACGCATCCACACCGGGGATGAGACTCAGCGAGGAGCCGCTCTCCCAGCGGACAAGGATGCTGCCCGCGTCATCCACGCCCAGCACCTCGCCCTTCGTGCCGACGGGCGGCGCCTGGATGTCGTCCATCGCGAGCAGGCGCACCTTGGTGCCTTTCGGATAGATACGGCGCAGGCGTTCGAGGCCTGCTTCACCCGGAAACTTCATCCGTCCGCGCCTCCTTCCTGTGACCGTCGCGCCAGGCGGCGCTGCCGGAAAGGTTCCGCAGGAGAATCTTCCGCGTGGTCTTGTACTCCGCGCCAATCAGGCCGAGCCGCAGGAGGAAGCAGCGGAACGCGTACTTCTCGTTGGCGACAGCCCTGGATTTCGCGGTGACGCGCTTCTGACGCCTCGCCATCTCGCAGAGCCTGCCAATAAAGTCCTGACAGGCCTTCGCCTTTTCCGGCGTGATGTCTCCAGTCAGCCAGGCAAAGGTGAGGTGGTCATCCGTAAGCGTGTAGACCGCCTCCTCGATGCCGAAGGCTTTCCGGATGAGACTGCCCTTGCTCTCGAGCAGGCGATCGAGATTGTCGAGCGTCGCCTCCGTGAAGCTTCCGCGCGGCAGGCTGACGGTCAGTCCGTCGAGTGTCGCTGCATCGGACATATCCTCTGCCTCTGTTCCGCTTCCTGCCGCGGTTGTCTCATCAGGCTGCTTCGCTTCGCCCGACGCCTCCGGCTCCGCGGGCTTTTCTGCTTCTTCACATGCAAAGCCCGCCTTTGCTAGGGCTTCGAGAACCTGCTCCACCATCCCGGCATCCGTACGGTCCGCAAAAACCAGGGTGCCGTTCCTGGTGATCTCGAAGTCCCCCACCTGGTAGGAACAGCTGGGGACGCCCAGATACTGCTTGCTCCAGCCACCCAGCGCCTCGCTGACTGCCTGGACCATCTCCTTGCGGCGCGGGCCGCAGACGTTGTATTTTACTTCCATTTTCAAAACCTCCTTTTCTTCTGGCAGTCACATATTCCCGTAAAGTGCGGGGAATAGCAAGGGCTTCGTGTTGTATACTTTTTAGTCTCCTTGTGGTGCTGGATGCCCTCCCTGCTTCTCCGCCATGTGTTCGAGCGACTTGCCGCAGAGCCACAAGAAACCGTCGACCGCGCACGGCAGGAAGACGCGGTCGCGGAAACGGCACCAGCCCGTCTCGCTTTCAGCGGATTTGCCGAGGGCGGTGGTGTAGGCTGCCGCGACCTCGTGGGCGGCAGGCAGCGCCTTGTCCTTCAGCCAGAGCACAAAGTTTTCCTTGGCCTCCGTGTGGACGAAGTCCCCGATGTGTTCCATCATCTCGTTCTTTACTGCTTCGATTTTCATAATCATCCCTCCGATTCATAGTCCGTGATCCCCCGTGCGATGGCGCACGCGAGGTCGTCCTGGCGGTCTCTCAGTATCCGGGCGTCGCTGTCATTGTCGAGGAACGCCATCTCGACGAGCACCGCGGGCATGTCCGTGCGGCGCAGCACGCAGAGGTCCGGGCGTTCCTTGAGGCCGCGGTTCTTCGTGCCGACGGCGTTTATGATCTGGTGCAGGATGCAGCCCGCAAGTTTCTCCGCTTCACCGCCGATGCGATATACGCAGATCTCCGTGCCGCGGGCGATTGCGTTTGCCGCATTGCAGTGCAGACTCACGAAAATATCCGCGGGCCAGTCATTGGCCGCGCCGCAGACGGTCGCGTCCTGGCGATCCGGGCAGCCGCTCTCGCCGTTCAGGTTGTCGCTCTGCAGCATCCGCACCTCGCAGCCAGCCTTTTCCAGGTATGCCGCAACAAGCACGCCGACATCACGCGCCACGTCGCATTCGCGAAGTCCCATGCCCTGATTCACAGCCCCGCTGTCGTACTCCGGGTCGTGGCCGGGGTTCAGGAATACTCTCATGCCTTGTCCTCCTCCGTTTTCTCCACACGCTCATAGGGAATCTTTTCTCCATCGCGCTCGACATATACATCCGCCGCGTCTCCATCGCGAAACTCGAGATAGCGCTTCACGGCGACATCGACGAACTTCGGCTCCAGCTCCACGCCATAGCAGACGCGGCCGAGCTGTTCGCAGGCGATGAGCGTCGAGGCCGAGCCGAGGAAGCCGTCCAGCACGAGTCCGTTCGTCTGCGTGCACTGCCGGATGAGATAGGCGATAAGCGGCACAGGCTTTGAGGACGGATGGCCGCAGCCGTCCTTCTTCGAGTCCTTGATGCGGTCGAACTCAAAGACCGTCACCTGCTTCTGATCGCCGTACCACTCGTGCTTGCCGTCCTTGCGCCAGCCCCAGATGATCGGCTCATGGATGTACTTCCAGTCCGTGCGCGTGAGCACGAAACGGTTCTTTTTCCACACAAGCCCAGCGCCGACCTTGAAGCCCGCGTCCTCATAGGCATCGTGGAACACACGCGCCTTGGCCGTCGCGTAGAACACATAGATGGACGCGTCCTTCGCCATGGCCTCGTGGAACTGTTCGAACGCCGCGCGCAGGAACTTGTAGCCTTCCTCATCACTGAGGTCGTCATTCTTTATTTTCCCGCTCGTGCTCTCAAGATTCACGAGATACGGCGGATCCGTGCAGACGAGGTTGACCTTCTCTTTGCCGAGCAGGCGGCTGTATGTCTCAGGCTTGGTGGAATCCCCGCAGATGACCGTGTGGCGCCCGAGGTGCCAGACATCGCCGGCTTTCGAGAAGCACGGCTTTTCCAGCTCGGCATCCACATCGAAGCCGTCTTCCTCCGCGCCGTCCTCCTCCGCGAAGAGACGCGCGAGTTCTTTCTCGTCAAAGCCTGTGAGCGACACATCGAAATCCTCGCCCTTGAGGTCGGACAGTTCGACGCGCAGCATCTCCTCATCCCAGCCCGCGTTGAGCGAGAGCTTGTTGTCCGCGATGATGTACGCGCGCCGCTGCGCCTCGGTCAGATGATCCTCGCGGATGCAGGGAATCTTCTTCAGCCCGAGCTTCTGCGCCGCGTAAAAACGGCCATGCCCGCAGAGGATGGTGCCATCCTTCGTGGTCACGACCGGCGAGAGGAACCCGAATTCCCGGATGCTGGCGGCAATCTGCGCCACCTGCTCCGGACTGTGCGTCCGCGCGTTGCGGGCATACGGCACGAGCGTGTCGATGTCCGCCAGGTAATATTCCGTTTTCTGGTTCAAATACATCACCTCATCTGCTGAAAATCTTGTTGCGATTCGTCCCAAAGATGGTAAAATAAAAGTAGGAATTTCCCTACTTTTTTAGGAGGTACACCCATCATGGCAGCAGCAACGATTCCGAATACATTTATTGATAACGCCAAAGTTATGGCGAAAGGCCAGGTCACGATTCCGAAAGACGTGCGGCAGGTTCTCGGCATCTCAAATGGCAGCCGCGTAACCTTTCTGGTCGAAAACGGCTCCGTCCGTCTCATCAATTCCGCCGTCTACGCTATGGAAATGATGCAGCATGAGATGAAAAGCGAAAGCACTGACCTGCAGACAGAAGATGATGTCAACAAACTGGTCAAGGCGACAAGAGACGAGGAGAACTGAGCCATGCGCGTCATGATTGATACCAATATCCTGATTTCTTCTATCCTTGGCCACGGCACGCCGTTTCAGGCTTATGTAAAAGCCGTCTCCTATCCGAATCAGGGAGTCATCTGCAGTCAAATCGTGGATGAGATGCGGCGTATCTTCAATCGCAAATTTCCCAAAAAGATTCCTGCCATGGAAAGGTTTCTGACCATGGCCTTGCAAACCTTGGAACTTGTACAGATTCCTGAAACAAAATTCGAACAGGAAATCTCCATCCGTGATGTCAAAGATCGAACCATCCTGCGCGCCGCTATAGCGGCTCACGTCGATATTATCCTGACTGGCGACAAGGATTTTCTTGAATCCGGGCTCAGTCATCCGCAAATCAAAACCGCAGCGGAGTTCATCAACATGTTCTGAAAAAGCCGTCCACCTTCGGGCGGCTTTCTCATTTTCTCGCTCTGAGCAGCCGCTCCATCATATCATCCTGCGGAAAGCTCTCGAAGCTCGTCGTGCAGTTCTGCTTCACGATGTCGAAGATCTCGTACCACAGATTGTTGGCCTGTTTCTGGAAGTTCTGGCTCATCTGCACGAAGGGACTTG